AAATCAGATTATTGATTCTATTGCATCTGTTAAAGGTAAACTTAATACTCTACTAGAAGAATCTCAAGAGCAAAATAATTCTAAAATTGATGAATTAAAATCTAATTTAACTACTCTTAATGAAAGCGTTAAATTATTAGATATTGACAAACAGGAGTTGGACACTAAAATTAGTGAAAGCACCGATGCTTTTGAAACTACTAGATCTGAAGCTTCTGCCTTAAAACATGAGATTGAATATCTTAAAAGAAAGGTAGAATTATATAAAAGTGGTAAGTGTCCAACCTGTGAAACTCAATTAGATAGCCAATGGCACTTAGATCAAAAAGATCATTTTTGTGCTAAGATAGAAACAGATACTGAAAATATTAAAACGCTTAAAGAAACATTAGATGGTATTAAATCAAATATAGAAACTTTACGAGGTGAGAAAAGAGATATCGAGAAGAAGACTAGTGATATTAAATATAACATGAAATCGTTTAAGGCAGAGCTGCTTAAAATAAAAGATGCACCGAACGATTCACAGTTTACACATCTTAAAAATTTAATTAAAGATTTTGAAGCTAAAGAGAGTGTTAAGACAGATAATAAGAATACGTTAAATGCAGATTATGCATTTATGGAAATAGTTGAAAGAGTTTTAGGCGAAGATGGTGTTAAAAATCTGGCAGTTAAAACTATTTTACCAGGACTTAATAGCAATATCGCTGCCATGGCTCAAACCATGCACCTTCAATTCCACATTAGATTTGATGAGAAGTTTAATTGTATTATTAATCACTTAGGTGAAGATATTAATCCAATGACACTTTCTACTGGAGAGCGTAAGAAGGCAGACTTTATTATTATTATTGCCATTATCAAAATATTAAAACTAAGATTCCCACAATTAAATTTACTGTTCTTAGATGAGTTATTGAGTTCAGTTGATCATGATGGTGTTTATAACATATTAAAGATTTTAAATCAGGTTATTAAAGAGAACAAGATCAATACATTTGTTATTAACCACTCGGTTTTACCACATGAAATCTTCGATAAGAAATTACAGATATACAGAGAGAACGGGTTTTCTAAATTTACGATAGAAACCATCGATTAATATGGTTGATATATAAACCAAACATAACTTTATTAATGGCAACATATAATCTTAAATATAATAAGGACGATAGTGTTATTAGACACATTATTATCGGACTTTTGGCTGATCTAAATAGTAAGCTTAGTTTTTGGAGACAGATTTCTAATGACGAACGAGCTATTGTAGATGTGCCATTTTTTTATGCGGTTGCTGGTGATGAAAATTTTATCAAAGATAATTTCTTATTCTCAAACGTAAACGGAATTAGTTGTGAGCCTAATGGTGAATTCGCTGATGGTAATTATGATAAAGTACCAAGAGGTATTGTTAACCTAACTTCATTTGCAGTAGATCCATCTAAATTAATCAATAAGAGAAACTTAGGTAATTATACTATGATGAATTCTCAAGGTTTAATGGAAGGTTATGTAGCTGAGTTTGAAATGATTCCAGTAGTAATCGGAGTTGACATTGAAATTCTATTATCTAGTCAATTAGATATGTTTAAAGTCACGGAGTCTATCGTTAAGAATATGTACAAGGCAAACTTTTATCACGTTGATGCAGGACATCTTGAAGACGGTACATATAGAATATCGTCTGAGTATATGATGCCAGATGATTATACACAAGAAAGACCAATTGAATATGGTTTTGACGATAAAGAAAATCATAAAATAACATTTAGTTTAGAAATCAATTCATTTATACCTTCATTTGATTTTGAGGATGATATTTACACTAAATTCACTAGATCAGTTTATACAGGCGGTGTTTCAGGTAATTTTGGAGATCCAAACTCTGTTGCACTAGATCCATCTCAATTATATGGAGGTGATTTACCAGATCCGTTAACATATACCGATATTTCAGATTGTTCAATTTGGGAGTGGAATGCAGGCCTGCAAAGTTGGATACTAACAGGCACATCATCTAGCGAAGACTGTGGTGCTTCATCGCTCGGAACTTTATTAAATACGAATTCTCAATTATTAAGAACTTCTAAGAGAAGAAAGAACTCAAATAGAATTTTTAAATTTACAAATACTACAGATCAGCCTGAAGGTACAATGGATAAAGATAAGCCTCTATTTGGCGATGGTACAGATGTGACATCGACTGATTTACCATTCAACGAATAAATAAAGATATATATTAAAAATTAAATAACACAAATGGCAAAAGTAAATAAAGGAATTGTTTCACCAGTTATTAAAGCAAACCAAGGTTTTGTTTTTCATGCAGGTGGTCAAAATTTCAAAATGACAGGCAGTCATATCGAAAAAACTGCAAATGTTTCTGAAGATTTTAAATCACTCGTTAAGGCTAATGAGGTGTTTACGATAACAAATGAGGGTATTTCATTTCATTATGACTATAACAATAAGAAGACTATTTCTAAAGTTGAAGAGTCATCTTTAGTTAACTTTGACAAACTAGTTGGTTTAAATGAAAAGATTGAATTCTTAAAAGCAAACATTAAATCATACAAAGTATCAGGTAAAACTAATGCAGTTTCTGAAATAGAATCAGAACTAGCAGTTTTAGAATCAGAAAAAGCAGGTGTATTGGCAAAATCAGTAACTGTTAAATTCTCTTACAGTATTACAGAAAATAAATTTTATGCAGGTAATGTAGAATTAGCATACTCAAATGGTTTACCTTTAGCAGAGTCTTTATTGGCAGCAGCCTATATTAGATATGAAGATAAAGCCCTGATCAATCTATTTGAATTTGCATCTAAAAACTACAACCACTATAACATCTTAGAATTTATTTCTGAGTCTAAAGATGGTGATGTTAGAGTTTTAGCAATGAGAGCTGAAAATAACATGTTTGTTTACAGAATTAACGAAGCTACTAAGATTGAAAAATTCACAAAATTATTAGCTGACGCGGCAATTGAATATGTAGCTGAAAACACAGGAGCAGATATTACTCCAATGGTTGAAGATATTTTAGAATCTTATAAAGAGAGAAGAACTGCTAAATTAGAAAAGATTCAATTAATGTATGAAATGATTGCATTCTTAAAAGATCAAAAGGGAAGATTGTCTGAAGCTAATAGAATGCTACCAGATATTAAGGCAGCAGATCAGTTATTAAACAGCGAAATTGCAAGAATCACGGAAGAGCTAAACGACCTACAAAACGAAGAATTATTAAATAAGGATGATGGTTATGTTGATGCAGAATTATCAGTTGAATCTGAAGATTTACCGATAGGAACTAAAGTCAAAGTCGATGCCTTAGAATTTACAGGCAAAGGTAAATCAGATATCTTAACGGTATTCTTAAATGATGAACCAGTAAGAGTAGAGAAAAATAAACTTCAGATTTCTGCTGGAGACTCTATTTAAAATACTAACCTAGTATAAACTAAAGCCCAATTGGAAACAATTGGGCTTTTTTCAGTATAATATTAAACATATTACATAACATGGCAAAAAAGAAGAATTACTTAAATAATAAAGATCTGTTTAACGCAATCGTAGAATCTAAAGAACAGGATAAATTAACGCCTACGGCAGAGAAGATGTTGGTACTACTTGCTGAGCGAGCAATCAATAGACTTAATTATGTAAACTCAGATGATCGTGATGATTGTCTACAATTTGCGTTGTTAGACCTACTAAAGTATTGGCGTAATTTTAATCCTAAATATCCAAACGCATTTGCATATTTTACAGAGATAGCAAAAAGAGGATATGCAAAGGGTTGGAATAAAATACACCCTGTAAAATATAAGGGTACATTATCAATTGACCGCATCTCTACAGGAGGTGACGGTGAAAACGGTGGAATGTTCAATATTTAATGTCTATAAAAAATCTCAAACCAAGCAATAATTCAGGCTTTATACAAGGATACTTTACACCTAAACATCCAGACAAGTATATCGGCCCAACTCCTATTATCTACAGATCTTCATGGGAAAGAAAGTTCATGATTATGTGTGATAGCAGAGAGGATGTTGTTAAATGGTCAAGTGAACCTGTTGAGATTAGGTACATATATTCATTTGATAAAAAGGAGCATACATATTATCCAGACTTCTATATGAAAACCAGGGGTGCTGAAGGTGATGAAGAATTTCTAGTAGAAATTAAACCAGAAGCCCAGATTACAAAACCAAAACCACCTACAAAGAACAGCCAAAAGGCACTTAAGTCCTACAAGTTTTTGGCAGAGCAGTACATAAAAAACAGAGATAAATATAAATATGCTAAGGCATGGGCTGAAAACAGAGGTTGGAGGTTTATCGTCTTAACTGAAAAGTCTCTTAAATAATGGGTAAGATTAAACAGGATATTAAAAACTTAAGCAATGAAGCAGGCAGTAAAACAAAAGCCCGCCGAGGTGCTGAGAAGTGGTTTGATGAAGCGTCTAAATCTATTAGAGATAATGCAGTAGCAAATCATAGTAAACCATTTAGAACTGGTATGATTCATGTGTTTAGATATGAAAAACCAAAACACATGAAAACATTAGAATGGTGGGATAGAAACCCGGTGGTACTAGCACTGGACTCTCATGATAGTGGTACAGATGTTGGAATTAATTTAAACCTGTTACCTGTACAATTTAAAGAAGATCTATTAGATATGATCTATGATCGCATGGCAGGTCAAATCAAATCTAAAACAGGCAGATCTAAAGAGAATAATGCATTAACACAAGGTGAAATCACTCTAATATATAAAGATATTAAAAAGTTTTTAGTTCAGTTTGGATTTGATTTTGCAATTAGACAATATGTACCACAATTGAAAAAAAATCAAAAAGTGGTTTCATATGAACACTGGGCAAAGATAGCACTTTGTGATTTCCAAGACCTTTATGGAATTGGTATTAATGAAGTTAAACGAGCATATAGAGAGCACTTAAAATCACGCTCAAAAAGAAAAGATATATAAACAGAACATAATAATATAATAGTATGGCAGGATTTACCGATAGAAACGGACCATTGAGTAACGGATCAAGACCTTTTAGCATTTCAAATGCTCTTAAGTCTTTGTCTTCATTTGGTATGCGTTATGATGATCTAGTCTTAAGACAATCACAAGCGATCGGTCCAATGGAGGCCGAAATAGGTTATGGTCAAATGAACCCCTTTGGTGTTGATAGTGATGACATTTATGGTGCATTTGCAGCCATGTCAATGACAGACACCAACCTTAGATCTAATATTCCATTTTTCGACCAATCGTATGCTGGTAAAAGAGATGAGCTTAGAAAGTTTTCACTTAACGATGAGATCGAAGATATTTTAGATATTCTTTGTGATGAGACTATTGTATATGATGAGAAAAACTTTTTCTGTTATCCAGAAATTCTAGGACTAGATGTTTCAGATGCAGTTGAAAAAGACCTTAACAAATACTTTAGACAAATCTATCACTATTTTGGTTTTAACTCAGACCAATCCGCATGGTACTTCTTTAGAAAATTCTTAATTGATGGTTATCTTGCATTTGAAATAATTTATTCCCCTGACCAAAAGGAAATTATTGGTTTTAAAGAGTTAGATCCAATCACACTTATACCAGGTTACAATCACGACGATGGTAAAAAGGTTTGGGTACAATATAAGGATGATCCAGTTAAAGAGAGAAAATTGTATGATTCACAGATCATTTATATCTCTTATTCATCAATCACAACAGCATCGAGAGTTTCATATATCGAAAGATTAACAAGAGCATTTAACTTGTTAAGAATCATGGAACACACTAGGGTTATTTGGGCAGTGACTAACGCTTCATTTAGAATGAAGTTTGTTATCCCAGTTGGTGGTAAATCTAAGACTAGAGCAAAACAATCTCTTTCTCAGTTGATGAATTCTTATAAAGAATCAGTTGACTTTGATTGGGAGTCAGGTACACTTGCAACTGATGGTAAACCAATGTTACAATTTAGTAAAGAGTATTGGTTACCTTCTAAAGACGGTGAATCACCAGAAATTGAAACTCTTAATAGTGAAGGACCAGATCTTTCAGATACAGAAGCACTTAAATACTTCTCAGATAAATTAAAACACGTTTCAAAAATTCCTTACTCAAGATTCTTATATGAAGATGGTGGTGGAGACTTTAACTTAGCAGCAGATGGTATGATTAGAGATGAGATCAAGTTTGGTAAATTTATCAAGCGTTTAAGATCTATCTTTATGGAAATTTTAGCTAAGCCTATTTTTATTCAAATGTGTCTTAAATATCCAGAATTTACAAACGATCCACAATTCAAATCACAGATTGCATTGAGATTTAACGAAGAAAACGTATTCTCTGAATTGAAGGACATGGAATTAATGGAGAAGAGATTAGACTTTATTGGTACAATGAGAGACTCATTGATGACAACCAACCAAGAGACTATGGAAGAGGAATACTACTTTGATCAGGAATACTTAGTTAAGAAATACCTTAAGCTTTCTGATGATGAGATTAGAGCTAATGAAGCTGCTAAATCTAAAGTAAAGAAGAAGGAAGCTGAAGCTCCAGAGGCCGATGATCCGTTTGCAATGTAAAGTTTGAATAAAAAAGATATATAAATTATGAAAATTATAAAAACATTTGAAGATTTTATCTCTGAAGATGCGCTAAGAGCAGGAGAAGAGTCAAAGATATTTGTAGATGACTTAAAATTGGATTCAGGTCCAGAAATTAAATCTGCTGAAATCTTAGGCGCAATCACAGCTGCTAAAATAGAAGATGAATTTAAACAATATTTCTATACTGAATACGGTGAAGCTGCATTTGCTGAAGGAGAAATGGATATTTTAGTAGGATATTATCTAGATAAATCGGCTGAAGATGCCGAGGCTGAAAAGGAAGCTGAAAAAGAAGGTGAAGAAGGTGCCGAGGAAGGCGATGATCCACTCGCTGGATTATAATAAGATATTTCAATAATAAAGGATGATATATATTAAAAATATAAAAAACAAATAATATGAGCAATATTAACGATTTACTAATCGTCGAGATGTCTTCTTCTGCCCTGAATGTTACTACGTCAGAGAATAAAGACTATGTACTTGAAGGTGTTTTTGGTCAAATCGATCAAAAAAATAGAAACAACCGTATCTATACGGAAGCTGAATATGTTCCTCAAATTGAGGCATTACAGGCTAAAATAAAGGCTTCTAAGCTTTTAGGTGAATTAGATCACCCCGCACAATTCGACATTTCATTAAAGAATGTATCTCATGTTATTGAGGATTTAACTTATGATAAAGAAACTAAAGAAGTTAGAGGTAGAATCAAATTATTAGATACTGATGCTGGTCGTCAGGCTAAAGCATTAGTTGACGCTGGTGTTCCTTTACAAATTTCTTCTAGAGCTGCCGGGGTTGTTGAAACTAATGGCCAAGTTAAAATCAAACAATTATTCACTTATGATTTAGTTGCTGACCCAGGTTTTGAAAACGCTGAGTTAAAGAGAGTTAACGAATCTTATGGATATGAGAATGATGGTCTTTTGTCAATTTATGAAATTAACAAAAAACCCGAAACTTCACTAGAAACTATCGACACAATCGAAAATACAAACACACAAATAAAAGAAAATAAAAACATGGCAGAATTTGTAAAATCTGAGGATTTCAATAAATACTCTGAGTATTTAGCGAATGAAATCAAGACACTAAAAGAGTCTATCGAAGCCAAAAATGAAGAAGCTTCAGAAGACAACACAGTAGACAATCTAAAAGAGCATAACAACCATATCGTAGAAAGCGTTAATAAATTAACTGACTATGTTGATTATGTTGCTACTAAATTAGATGAGTCTATTCAATACACAGAGCACGTTGCTGAAAAAGCAGATCAAGGTATCTCTTACTCAGAATCATTAGCTGAGAAATTAGATCAAGGTATCTCTTACACTGAGCATGTTGCTGAAGCAGTTTCTAAAGTTAAAGACTTCGCTAACTATTTAGCAGAAGCTCACAACGAAGGTGCTACATCACACACTACTTTATTAGAGTACGTTGAATACTTAAAAGAAAACTTACAATCAGTTTCTGAATATGCTGAATACATCGCTGAATCTTTAAACGAAACAGTTGAATCTGAAGAAGTTGAAGTTAATGTTGAAGCTGAAGAAGAAAAAGAAGAAGACGTAGAAGCAGCTGACAAAGTTGAAGGTGAAGAAGTTGCTAAAGACGTTGTTACTGAAGAGGAAGATCCTGCAAAAGAAGCTGACGAAGCTGACGACACAGAAGAAATCGAAAACATCGGTGATAATTCAGAAGAAGGTGCAGTAGCGGCTGACGGTGAAAAAGCAGGTAAAGATGTTGAAGAAATCGAAGGTGAAGAAGTTGAAGCTGGAGATAACTCAGCTGAAGGTGATGTCGCTGGTGAAGAAAACGGTGAAGAAGCAGAAGATTTAGAATCTGACGCTAAAACATCTGATTCAGAAATCGAAGACGAAGTTGAAGCTGCTGAAGCAGGTGAAGGTGAAGAAGAAGCAGAAGGCGAAGAAGGAGCATTAGATCCTTTAGAGGCTTACAAATCAGAAATTGCTTCTAAATTAGACAAGTTAGTTGAAAATGCAACTAAAAAAGAAAATGAATCACCATCTTTCTTTAGAGTTGTTTCTTCTGCAACAAGAGAAAAGTACAACACATTGACTGAATCTGCTAAGACTGAAGTTAGAAACACAGTTTCTAAAAGAGGTTTTATGACAGAGTCTGAAATTGTATCTTTAATGAACAATGCACAACTTATCGTTGAAAGCGCTGGATCACAGCCTGCATTTATTGCTCTTATGCCAGCAGAATACACTGAAGCATGGACTAATCTATCTGAAGCTAAGCAAAATCAAATCATTGCACAAGCAAGATACCACACATTAAATACCGAATACCAAGTTGCTAATTTCTGGCAAACTAGAGATCTAAGAGATACTAGAGTTGAAATGGAAAAAGTTGCAATGGTTAGTGAATCAAAAACTGAAGAGCCAAAATCAACTTTAGGATATGATGTAACTGGTATGGCAGATGCGTTCAAAAAGAGATTTAACAAATAATCAAAAGGAACACTGATATATAAATAACATTCGACGATAAGGGCGACAGAAGCAGAAAGCCCATTGAATGTCGAGTTTTTAACTAAACAATAAACAAAAACAAAAAAAACGATCATTAAAAATGGCAAATTTATTAAATGAAGCTGAGATCAAGAATACATGGGCACCGATCATTTCGGAAGCTACAGGTATCAACGAATCTAGCAAATTAGCGTGGATGTCGACTTACTGTCACAACCACAAACTTTATGAAGACGCGAACATCATGTCTTTATCTAACAACCCTGGCCCAATGAACTTAACAGGTATGGGTGCAGTATCTTTCCCTGCAGGTGCTCCGGCTAACGGTGCAGCAGGTGCAGCTACTGGTTCAGGTGACAAAGCTCCAACATTATTGCCTTTGGCAATGCAAGTTGCTGCTCAAACTATCGGTCTTGACTTAGTACCAGTAGTACCAATGGCTGGTCCAATGGGATTATTGTCTTACTTAGACTTTACTTACGAAGGTGGTACTGTTGCATTAGGTGCAACTGCTCCAACTTACGTTAAATCTGCAGAAGCTGCAGAAGGTGGTGACGTTGCAGTAGGTCAATCTAGAATTGATGGTAAAAACATCATCAAAATCGTTGACGCTATCACTGACGTTGAAAAGAACATCGCTGGAAGATATGCTGATGCTACTTTAGTTGCTGCATTAGAAGATCACATTCCTGCATTCTCAGGTGCTGATGCTAATGGTAAGCCTCTTTCAAGAGAAGCTGGTGAAAGAACTGCTGACAAAGTTATGGGTCTTTCTTTATTCTCTAAGAGCGTTGCTGCTGAAACTTTCCAAGTTGCTGCTGCAGTTACAAGAGAGCAAGTACAAGATCTTAAGCAATTCGGTGTTGACGCTGTAGCTCAAGTAGAAGCAGTATTAACTAACGAATTAACTCAATCTATCAACAACCACATCTTAACTAAGATGAGAGCTATCGCTGAAGGTGGTATTTCTGAAGTTGCTTTGAATTACGAATTAGGTGGAAACACTTATGGTGATGTTAACAGAAGAATCCTTACTCACGTATTGGCTGCTGCTAACTTAATCGCTAACAGAGGTAGAAGAGGTGCTGGTAACTTCGCTGTAGTTGATGCAAAAGTTGCTTCAGCTTTACAAGGTGTTGCTGGTTTCGTACCAAACCCAATGGCTAACACATTCAATCAAGTTGCAGGTGCAATCTACCCAGTAGGTTCAGTTGCTGGTATCAATGTTTACACTGATCCAAACTTAGCATTCGAAGGTGTTAATGGTAAGCACGAAATCCTAGTAGGTAGAAAAGGTGACGGTAACGGCGCTGGATTAGTATTCATGCCTTACTTAATGGCTGAATCAGTTCAAACTATTGCTGAAGGAACTATGGCTCCTAAAGTAGCAGTTAAATCTAGATACGCTCTAGTTGAAGCTGGTTTCCACCCAGGTACACAATACCAAAAATTCAACGTTGCAGGTTTACAATTGTAATCTAACGTAGAATAATTAATATGAAAGGCCATCTTCGGATGGCCTTTTTTTATGTTTCATAATTTAGGAATTAAGTAGGATATATAATCTATTAACATAAACTAAACTTAACAAAATAAAAAACGTTATGAAATTAAAATCAAAATTAAAACTCTACGAAGAGTTCACAAAAAGCCTACTAAATGAGGCAGCAAACGATACAACACCAACAGATGTTGCTATTGATCAAACCACAACACCCAATGCTGGTGAAACTATTAGAACTGAAGTAATTAGAGACGTTGATACTATTCTTAATAACTTAATCGAATTATCTGATAGAATTGGAGAAAACAATGAAATCGAAATCGAAGAGCTTTATGAAGAATTATTTGATTTAACAAACATGTCACACATCAATGAAGGTATACTTGATTTTATCAAATCTCCAGTCAAGTTTATGAAGATTAAGAAAAATCTAAAAATGTATCAAAAAGCATTAATTCAACAAGCAATTAACGATGTTGATTTCGCTAAAAAGAAACAAGCTTCTAAAGAAAATCCTGATAAAAAAGGATTGGCAACATTAGATGCTGCTAATAAAGCAAAAAATCAAGCACTTAAAGATCAACTTGATGCTATTGTAGAAAGAATGAATGAACTAACCAAAGGCGATGAAGGTTTAACTAAAGTTGCGTCTATTGGTAAAACTAAATCAAAATTAGCTGCGGCCAAAGTAGTTATGAAAGCTACCTCAGGTGAAGAAGCTAAACAACTTAAATTAGAAATTTCAACACTAGAAGACAGGATTGCTGACGATGAACAATCATTAAAAGATTATGCAGCAAAACAAGGTCCTGCTAAAGACGATACAGATACAGAATCAGATGATCAAATGGACGGTATTGAAGCTGATGGTGACAAAGAAAAAGAGAATGAAGCTAAAGCTAAAAAGGATGCCGCTATTGCAGACCAGCAAAAAATTGTAGATGCAGCCAAAGCTAAACTAGATGAGGTACCACAAACAGCTAGTGATGTAGATAAAGCTAAAGCAAAACTTGCTTATATGGAAACCAAATTAAAATTAGCAACAATTAAAGAAGATGATCAAGAAGTGATTGACGGATTTAAACAAGAGATTCTAGATCAAAAAGAAATAATTGCTAAAAAACCAGAAACTGAAACTGAGACAGAAACTGAGACAGAAACTGAAACTGAGACAGAAACTGAAACTGAGACAGAAACTGAGACAGAAACTGAAACTGAGACAGAAACTGAGACAGAAACTGAAACTGAGACAGAAACTGAGACAGAAACTGACACTGAAAAATTAGATGCAGCTGTAACTAAAGCTAAAGAAGCTAAAGATAAATTACCAGCAGACGCTAGTCCAAAAGATAAAGCTGCTGCGGATATAGCAGTGTTTACCGCAGAAATTGCTGTAGCTAAAGCTAAAAACGATAATGAAAAGGTTACAGAACTTACACAAAAATTAGAAGCCGCTAAAGCTACTGCTGCATTAAAACCAGTACCAGCCCCAGTAGCACAAAACGCTAGTGTAGAATTAGATTTATCATTTGACGCAGCACTCGTTGAGGCATCATTAAACGGTTTAATGGCATATGATGAAGAAGAAGATGGATATAAATATTTAAAGCAACAAGCTAAAAAATTAGGTGTTAAAATATCTGTAGACAAAGATCCATTCGGAGATGGTTACGATGAATTAAATTATAGTGGTGATAAAGCAGCCATTCTAAAATTAGCTAGTATATCAGGTCATGACCAAGATATTACAGGCGGACCAGATGAAGGCGGTTATTGGATTACTGAAACAGTATCTGATAAACCTAAAACTATTGAATTAAATGAAGGTATGTCAATTGCAGAGAAATTTGCAAGATTGATGAACAAATAATTAAAGAGAGCGCTTAGCGTTCTTCTTTGCAAGTTTAAGAAACTCCTCTCGTTCTGCGAGCAGGAGTTTTTTACATTTCTTGCGAAACTCAATTGAACTTTTTAAGATACGGCTATCAATCATAGGAGCTTTTAACACATCGTGGTATTCTGGATGGACAAAGTTTTCCAAATCAAAATTCATAAATTTAGCCTTAATAGGTTTAAGACTTATTGCACACTGCCAATCCACTGTATTACAATTATCATATAGTGTGGCTAAATCTACTAGGACTTCATTAGTGTGATCCCAGTATTTTTTAGTTAGTACAACACTTGCAACCGGTGGTTTTTGCATTCTTAGCACACACCCAACAAATTGATCATCATCAGACCATCTTCTAATATGCCTGTGTTCTACCAGGAACTTTCTAAAGAACTTTGATAGTGGTGCAAGTATAATACCATACCTATTGCGCGGGTTTGCACCAGTGGTTCGTTTGATAGTAATGTGTGAGTATGATCTTGCCATATACTATATTTATCTATGAAACATTATACTGCTAATGCTATATAATAGGTAAACATATCGTATACATGAAATCAGTAAACCAACTTTTTACAGAAAAGTACAGACCTTCAAATTTAGAGGAACTTATATTGCCAGAGCGTGTCATGAGTAAATTCAATGATGGCTTAGTTCAAAATATGTTATTTGCAGGCTCACCGGGCACAGGTAAAACATCTTGTGCAAAGGCAATCGTTAATCAATTCGGATTACCTTATCTTTATATCAATGCATCAACCGATACTTCGGTTGAGGTTATTAGAACCAGAATCACAGACTTCTGTTCTACAGTTTCCATTATGGATAAACCTGGCATGTTTAAAGTAGTTATTCTAGATGAGGTTGATGGTGTGTCAGATCAATTCTTTAAAGCACTTCGTGCAACAATGGAAACATTCTCGAGCAATTCTCGATTTATTGCAACCTGTAATTACATCAATAAATTACCAGATCCAATCTTGTCACGATTTGAAGTTATTGACTTTGACTTTGACAAACAAGAAGAAACTGAATTAACTAAGAAATACATCAAGCGAGTTTATGAAATTTGTGGCAAAGAGGGTATGACCATCGAAAAGCCAGCGCTTGTTGAATTTGTTAAGCGTAATTTCCCAGATCTACGAACTACTTTGAATAAGTTACAGGGTTATAAAACACAAGGTACTGCAAATATCACAGCAGAGGATGTTAAGAAATTCAACTCAGTCTATAAAGATGTATTTGAGTTAATCTTTAACGAAACAGATCCAGTTAAAAACTATCAAACGCTTGTTGGTAATTATGCCAATCGAGTAGATGATGTGCTACAAACTCTAGGTGCAGAGTTTATCGAATATATCCAGCAGGAAAAAGGTCAATATATAAAACATATACCACAAGTTATTATAACTGTCGCTAAACATCAGGCCCAAAGGGTACATGTTATTGATCCAGTAATTACGATGTTAAGCTGTGTATATGAGATACAGAGTATAATTAATTCATAAAAAAGTAGCAAATAATTTTTTAGTCTCAATATTTTTTTGTATATTAGACTAAATAAAGAAACATAAATATGAAAGTGGGAAAACACACATTATTAATAGACGGTAATTATTTTGTATTCAGTAGACTATTTGTTTTACCAAAACCTAAAACAGGTCAACTGTTAGGTGATGATAAACAAATGTCCCAGTTTATGAGAAAATTAGCCATTGACTTTGCATCAGAGATGCGTAAGTTAAAAATGTTCGTGGACGATGTAGTCCTAACAGTCGATTCAAAATCATGGCGTAAAGATCTTTACCCAGAAGCTGACTATAAAGGTACTAGAAAACAAAGCAGTGATGTAAACTGGCAAGGAGTATATTCAGTATATGAAGAATTCCAAAAGATTTTACAAGCTAAAGGTGTTACAGTACATCAAATTCAGGGCGCAGAAGCAGATGATGTTATTTTTGGTTGGTCAACCGCTCTTAATAACAGAGGTAAATCATGTATCGTATGGTCGGGTGATAGAGATCTTATTCAATTAGTAAACTATTCTAAAACTAATGATGCACATACTATTTGGTATTACAATACTAAGAAGTCGTTATATGCATATGAAGGTTTCGAAAGAGATATGAATGCATCAATTGCTAACGACATGTCCACAGATGATTTACTTTTCAATATGGGCGGTGAACATATGACTCGCGATACGTATCAAACTAACATCTTGTCATGGGTCAAAGATCTTAAGATTGAAGTAACTGAAGTTGACTGTGATAGATTTATCTTTAATAAGATCTTAATCGGCGATAAGTCCGATAATATCCCATCAGTTGTCACTTGGCAAAAAGAGATGAAAGGTGGTAAGCTTAGAACTTATTCTATTACAGAAAAAATGGCTGATACTATTTATGATCAGTTTATTAAAGAGCTAGATAATTTTACTATCGAGTACTTGTTTAATACAGAATACAAGAATAAATTAACAGACATCATCTATCGAGTAGTTGGTCATGGCAATCTAAATCTAATTAAATCTGCATTATCTAATAATATTGCATTGATGTTATTGCACACTAAAACTATTCCAGATTCTATTCAAGAGGCAATTTACAATGCCATCGATAGAGATTGGGAAGGTGCTCTAGAAAACACCGATCAATTCATGGATATGGAAAAGATTCTTGAAGGCACTGATTGGCTTAAAGATAAAGTTGGATTTGGAGTAGATGCGTTTGCTGGAATGGATATTCCTAAAGAAGAGACTACCAAAAAACCACCTATTAAATTAGTTGGCAAAAAAACAGAATCTACCAAGACTGTAGAATTACCGAGCACTAAAAAGTTATTCTAATGACACTGGAAGACCATTTACAAATTGAAGAGATTTTAGCAGAAGCAAATGCATATGGTCTTAAGTCAGAAGTGGCTCAAACTGCAGCACAATTTGCTAAAGAAGGCTATTCTAATTTAGATGCACATGTGTTGGCATTTAATGAGTGGATAAAGTAAACTTTAGTCACTTTTAATATATAATATTTATGTTAGACGAAACAAAATTATTTGATTTCGTGAAGATTATGTTCACGAAACCAGACCAATACAATAAACTAAAAAATCACTCAAAGAAGCGTCATCATTTTATGATCAACCGATTCTTTGCTATTAAGTACCCATCGAATGCCAATATGTTTAACGTAAACGGTATAGGTGGTGCTAATGTAGTAGAATCTTGGTCAATGGTTGCACAAAGATTTAAGGGTGTTCCAATGTGGTTCTATACCAAGACAAAAAAAGCAGCTAAACAGGAGGTTGATAAATATACTCCAAGCGAAGCTTCAATTGAATTGTACTTGTCCAAGAATGAAATCGGTATGAGAGAATTTAATGAACTTAAACAGTTCGCTAAGGCAGATTTATTCGCAGATTTACAAAAAATTGAAACACAGATAGATGTTTACAGAAGGTAGAGATACATTTTCAGAAGTAGTTGACATTACGTTATACAAATATAATTCTATAGATGTTAAGATATGGGGGTTAATCCGCAGAGATGCTCACAATAAGAAATTAACAGAAGACTCTTATTTGATTCCAGTAAAACAAATGCAACAATATTTAGGCAAATGGTTTTCGTCTGAAATCAATAGATTCCAGTCGGTTAGCGACATGTCTATTCACAAAGAGGCAACTTCGGTCTATTTTATTTGGCAAATATTACAGAATACTCCAAATTTATTATGGATTAAAGTCAATCTAAATAAAAACGTGAGTTATAATAGAATAGTTAATATTGATCAAATTAAAACAATTAGATATAATATTAAAACCATTCGAGGTAGTTTAAGACTTTTTGATTTGTTTGCTACTAGAGAATTAAATATAATCAATGATATTTTAGAAAGGTGTCATGTTATGGACCGAACGCAGATGTATAAGGTAATCAAGTTAAAAACTTTCATGTCGATACTAGATGGCTTTTTGTCGGAAGATAGTGCAGGTGAAACATTTGGTATAATAAACAATATTATTCAAAAATTAGAACAGTATGAGGCAGACGATCCAGAGATGCTTTTAATCACCGATAGAAACTCGGATATATAAATAAAAATAAGACGAGTTCGTCACGATATTAATGGTAAATAATTTTACAGCAGATCAAATAGGTGATTCATTCTACGCTAAGCTAATAACTCCATATGAAGATACAGTAGGTATTAATTTATGGAAAGTAGTAGTTGGTGTAAGCTCACCTAATACTATAGGTGGTCTAAGCATGACTACTGGTAGTACTGTTGTAGTTGGATATAGAACCAATTTAGATCTAATACATGGTAGTAAAATTATCGTAGGTAACGTAGAATATGAAGTTGATGCTATTATTGATGCTAATACTTTTACTATAACTGAACCTGCACCAATTACCGGCACTGGTCTTAAATTTTATAAACCAGTTGATGCTAATAACTTTTTTGACTATCAGTTTAAATGGTCACAAGAACCAATTGGTAGTGAAGGCGGTGTAATGTCTGAATATAGACCGCTTACACTTGGAACTGGACCTTCTGATTTACTAGGCCTGGTATTTGATCCAACTAAACCGCTTTGGATCACAATAGGATTTACAGTTAATCGACTTTCTACTGCACATTCATTATCTTTATTAAGTATTGAGTTTGTTAGACAAACTGAAGCAGGAGAGATTATATCATGCCCCGAATATTGTACAGATTGCACAGATCCATATGCAATGAATGGTTGTGCTAATATTGTAGTAGCATGTAATGAGAATTTGTATAACCCATATGCTTTACAGAAACCGACTCAATTATACAAACAAATCACAGATTTATCAACCAGCATTTTTGGGCACCCTGTAAAATATTTTAGAGTAGAACCAGATCAGAGATCAAGAGACGTAATCTTAATGGAGTATTCACTTTATAATGTAAAAGAAAGTGGTGAATTTAAAATAATGGTTCCGGATAATGAGATGCCATCTAATAATTTTGAATTCAACATGTATGGTATGGGATTTGAAGATTTCGAGATACATGTTACTAGAACTGAATTTGAATCAGCATTTGGTACAGGATTACACCCTAGAATGAGAGACTATCTTTATTTTCCATTAATGAATAGAATGTATGAAGTTAGTGCTGTTACTTTTGCAGATGAATTCAATATGGAACAAACATATTGGAGAGTAATGCTCAGAAAATATGAAGAGAGAACCAGTACTATTCAAACAGATACTATAGTCGAACAAGAATTAGATGATTTAATTACAGGAATTGACGAAGTATTTGGTGAAGAAATTCAACAAGAATATGCCCAAGTTGCAAAGCCTGAACAATATCAAACAATATTTAGCCCAGTTGGCGATGGTATAAGAGATAGAATACATAATAGCCTTTCTATATTAGATACTGAAATTAGAAATAAATGGACTATTATTAGTAAGAACACTTATGATCTTAGCAGTATTAAAGATGTTGGTATCGAAGCTGTAGTTTATAAAAGAAAATCTGTATTAGCAAGTAATGATAATATGGCAGTTACTTTATGGTTTAAACCTAATTTAACTACAATTAATCCAATGGCTACATTATTAGATGGTTTGATTGATGGCAAAGGTTTAAAGTTATCGACTACTAAAGATCATGTTGTTGTACAGTTAAATGGCGATACACACAATGTAGCATACGATACTCCAATTACATCCGATGCATGGTACGGTTTAGTCTTTAATCTAAATAATAAATATAATCAAATATCAACTAACGTATATAGATTAGAACCTGGTAATAATTTTATACCTTCTAATTCAACGCAAGAAAGTATTACTAGCATAGCTAATAGTACAATAGATATTTCATCATATGGTTGGTCTACTGACAAGCAATGGGCTCTTATGCCAGGTCAAGTGAAATTAACTAATGTTAGGCTATTTAAAAAGCCAATCGAATTAGAACAAAGACTCAATGTATTACAGCAATATGTTGTTAGGGATAATCAATTAGCAACCGTTATTGACAACGCAGTTCCTTCTATTCAATTGAGACGATATAATCAAGCAAGATAGTCGCATCTGAGATAGGTTGATATATAACCTATAAATAATACTTTTATGAGCGAAGAGAAGAAAAAGAATATATCTGAACAAGCGGATCAAATCCGCAGAGAGTTAGACGATTTAATAGGAGATACCGGAATGTTGGACGTTGAAAGCGATCCAGTGGATTTACCAATGAAACAACCAAGAACTGATCTGGCTCCTAGAATCAGTTATGAAGAATTAAAGTCTAATGCAACTAAGAAGGCACAAAAGACTATAACAGCCCTTATGAAATTTTATCTCGATGCAGATATTATTGAAAAGGACGAGTATATTGCCGCAAAGAAAAAGATGGATGAAATGACAATGAGTTCCTTGATCTATCAATTGAATGCAGGTGAGAGAGCACTAACCACACTTTTACAAACAATCGATGACGGGGAATTAGCACCTCGTATGTTTGAAGTACTTGCTACTTTACAGAAATCAATGTTAGATATTATCAAATCACAAACAATGTACCTAATGGCTTCTGAGGAATCTACAAAGCGTATTGCACGTGATATTGAAATCTATAAGAAAAGAGATGATGTCAAAGAAATTGAGGCTTCGGGCGGAGATGTTAGAGATAAAAATATCCAAAGAGGTACTAAAGATCTAATGGCTGCAATTCAAGCAGGTATTAAAAAAGAGGCCTTAGAAGATATTGAAGATATTGAAGAAACTACAGAAGAATAATGTCAGATTACGTAGGAGATAATAAATGGATCCCGAAAGAAGAAGGGGATGTTGCATCAGAAAAGATTGTTTGGTCCACTAAACAAGTTAATGATCTGATGGTAGCAATGGACCAGGGTTTTAGACCTAAGGTCGCCATGCCTTTTTATGAAGGTAAAAACTTTTTACGTAAAGGAAATATTGTTTTCGAATACACCGATGAGGAGGTTACAGAATTAGCCAGATGTGCTACTGATATTGTCTATTTCGCAGAGAGATATGCAGTAGTAATGACCGATAACGGTATTCAGCAAGTAAAACTTAGAGAGTATCAAAAAAGAATGTTAAGAAACTTTCAAAATGAAAGGTTCAACATTGTACTTGCATCTAGACAGATGGGTAAAACCGTTACAGCATCCATCTTTAATGCATGGTATTTAATTTTTAATACTGATAAAAACACCTTACTTTTAGCTAACAAATCTGATTCTACAAAAGAAATCATCGATAAAGCAAAGGTTGTAGTTGAGAATGTTCCATTCTTTATGAAACCAGGTATTATCAAATATGACGTTATGAATGTTCGTTGTGATAATGGTTGTAGATTAGTTGGACAAGCTACCACATCTAAAGCGGGTATTGGATTTACGATTCATAACTTATACTTAGATGAGTTTGCACACATTCACCCAACTATCGTGGACGCATTTTATGAAAACGTTTATCCTACACTTTCGGCTTCTAAAGTATCCCGTATTACAATTACATCAACTCCTAATGGATTTAACAAATTTTATGAAATCTATGCAGCGGCTGATAGAGGTGATAATGAATACAAAGCAATGCGTATCGACTGGTGGGAACATCCAGACAGAGATGATGCATGGTACCAGAGAGAATTAGGTAACTTAGGAACTATTGAAGCATTTAATAGACAGTATGGTAATGAATTCGTTTCATCATCAAATCTATTATTAGACCCTATTGATCTTAAGAAAATGCGTAAACGTATGAAGAAATATGTTTATCATGATTTTGATGAATTTGATTATATTTCAATTGATGTTAAAGATCATTTAGCGTGGGATCCAGATTTCGATATCGATACCACTAAAGATCCAGAGAATTTCTGGGTATTTTCAGTTGATATTGCAGAAGGTAACGGTGGTGACTACTCGGTTATTAATATATTCCAAGTAGAACCGATGAATAAAGAAGAGATTATTAATGCTGTAAATCCAGGAGCGATGTATGACTTCTTTAAAATAAATCAAGTCGGCATATTTAGATCAAACGAACATGTTATTGAAGATTTTGCAAAAGTCTTATATACCCTATCATGTGAGATATTCTACAATGAGAACGTTAAGATGATTGTAGAGTATAACACATATGGTTCTGTTTTATTCCAATTCTTAAGATCTGTTTTCCCACAAAAGAATGATTTTGATGATGAGATGGTTGTTAAATTTAGACATCGCCACGATTCTAAAACACTAAAACCGGGTATAAAAATAAAATCCGACAATAAGGCTATCTTTTGTCAGAATTTTGCGAAGTTATATAAGATAAATAGAATAAATATAACAGATGAAACTACTATAAATGAAGCAAGTCTTTTTGGAGGTTTACCAAGAGGTGGTTATGGGGCTCAGATGGGGAATGACGATACAGTAATGACTGTTATTAGTTCTACAGAGTTTTTTAACACTACTGACTATGCAGATTATATAGAAGAACTTTTAGATTTTATAGATCCTGACCTACATGAAGAAATGGAAAAGGTTTTGTATAAAGATAATTTATCAGATGGAGATTTACAATATGACATATATGACCTAATATAAATAAATTTCAAAAGAAGAGTAGATATATATAATAACGTAAAAAAAAATAAATAAGAACAACTATGGCATTAAGTCCTCAATTACAACAGTTCAAGAGCTCAGGCGTATATCGCTTAGAGTTCGATAAATCACAGACAGTTAATATTCCAGCTGAGACTATTAGACTTGTTGTTGGTAGATCTAAAAAAGGTCCTTACAACACTCCAGTATTCATCGAAAACGTTGAGCAATTTACTCAAGTATTCGGTAGTATTGACAAGGCTTTAGAAAAGCAAGGAATGTACTTCCACAGATCATGTATCGAAACTCTTTCAAGAGGACCGATCTTGGCATTAAATTTAACCGCGGCAGACGCAGCTGATAGAATTGCATTGGTTTCACCAGCAACAAACTCTTCTCAAGAGGGTCTAGACGCTACTACTGCTTCTGTTCAGTATAGCTCAATTTTTGATACAGATAAATTTTGGGTTCCATCTGATCTTAAAACATTAGAAGCTGCAGGTAACACTTCAGTTACTTCTAATAACGCAATTACTTTTGGTAACATCAAACAAGAGCCAATCTCAATCATCGTAAGACAAGCGGCTAACACTGCTGGTTTTGAAATGACAGCAAGAGAATGGTATGGTGAAGGTAATGTACCAGATGGTATCGAAGATCTAGAATACGTATCAGACTACATGGTAGATATTTTTGTATTCAAAGGTAACTATGACGCTGCAGTATTAAACAATGACCCAACTTATGGTGCTTACTTTAATAACAAAGGTCTTTTTAGAGATTCATTGGCTAAGTTTACAGCATTAAGAGAAGTTAGCTTAATCGCGCAATACACTGGTTCATTAATTCCTGAATTTCAAGATCAAGAAGGTCGTCAATTATACATTGAGACTCTAATTAATATTGAAGCAAGAAGAACTGGTTTATTCTGTGCAGTTAACGAAGAAGCATTAGAAAAAATCGACTTAGTAGGTAATAATTTTGACATCTACCAAGATTACAAAGTACTTTCTCACAGAGTTGAACAAGATGCAACCAGCGATAACATCGCACTTGGTAAAGTAATGATTGTTTCAGGTGATGAATTAACAATAGAAGGAGCAACAACGGGAGATTTATCTGCTTTAGGTGTTTCAACCGCAGGTTTCTTAAGATCAGCAGTAGCTGGTGAATTCACTAGAATTTCAAGTATTGATCAAGATGGTGCTAATGTAGTTATTACGGCTGAAGGTGCTATTAAGTCTTCAACTTATGAAAACTACGCATCTGGAACTGCTGCAACATTCTTAGCAGGTCCAATTACAGTTGTTGATGGTGAACTTCACATCGCATGTCCTACTGACGGCATACAACCAGCAGGTCAATTATTGACCGCAGGTAGTCTTATCCCAGGTAGCTTCTTATTAGCTGCTAACGGAGTTGATTATGTTGAAATCGCTACAGTAACTGAATTGTACAATGCTAACGGAACTAACGTTGTAAGAGTTGTACCTGCAGGTGGTGAAGAATTTAGCGCAACATACGAAACTGCTTCAGCTGATTCACTTACAGCTTATTTAAGAGCAGCTTCTGCAACAATTGAATATACTGACATTGAGCCTAACTCAAGAGTGGTAATGTTACCAACATTGGCTGACAACTATTCATTTACTGATTCAGGTGCTGGTAGATTCGTTTTATCTGCTACTTTAGCAAATGACACATTTGACTGGTCAGAAGTTTCAGTAGGTATGTACGTACCAGCTGACGGTGGTAAACTAGCAAGAATTAAGAGAATTATTAAAACAGTTGCTGGTGGATCTAACATGTACACATTCGAGTGTCACAGACCTGTATCTTCTAGACCTGCTTACTCTCTTAAGAGATATGAAGAGTCTACTACAACATACACAATATTCCCACTGGCAGCAGCAACACAGACTGAAAAGTCAATCGCTGAATTGTTAACTCAATTAAAGCCAGGTAATGGTTTATCAAATACTTTACTTGATAAAGATGCTATCACTTTCAGATATGTTGTTGATACATTTGGTTCATTAGAAGCTGGAGGTATCCTTAACAAAGAAGAAATTACGCAACTTTGTAAAGAAAGACAAAATGCTTCTGCAATTCTTAACGCACCAATGGTGAAAGAATTTAAAGCAGCTACTAACCCTTCATTCAAAGATGCTTTCACAGGTGCATTTGATACAAGATTAGTTGCAACTGGCGGTAACTTAGAACTTAACCCAACTGCAGTTTACACATTACCTTCTATTAACGAAGGTGCTAACTTCGGTTTCTACTACTCTCCTGGTCTTAATGTAATTGAGAACGGAAGAACTAAAGTAATTCCACCAGCAGCTTACGTATCTAACAACTACATTGACAAATACTTAGACGCATTGCCATGGTCAATCATCGCAGGTCCAAGAAGAGGTATTGTAGGTGGTACAGGTGTACAAGGTTTAGAATTTGCATTTGATAAGAATGACAGAGATAACTTAGAGCCATTCGGTATTAACCCAATCGTATTCGAAAGAGGAGTTGGTTTAACTATCAAAGGTAATAAGACTGCACAGCAATCAATTCAATCAGCGTTGTCTTCAGCTCACGTGAGAGAAGCGATGATCTACATTGAAGATGGTCTTGCAGAGATCTTGAAGAACTACTTATTCGAGTTCAACAACGCTCAAACTAGATTAGAGATTAAAACTTTAGCAGATTCATTTATGGAATCAGTGAAGAAAGACGGAGGTGTATACGACTATAGAAACATTATGGACGGAACAAACAACACCAATGACGTGATCGATAATAATATGGGTATCTTAGATACTTTTGTTGAGCCAGTTAAAGGTCTTGAAATCTTAGTATCGAGAGTAACTATCTTGAACACGGGAGAAATTGCAACCGGAAACTTTGCATAACAAAATAAGATATATAAAATAAACACATACAAATTATGGCTTTACCACATTATTCAGAAGATCAAACACAGAAGAAGGGCAAGAACTTCGAACCAGTACAGGCTAACCTGTTTGAGGTGACAATTCTACCTCCTGATGGTGTAGCTGGACAAGAGTTATTATTACAACACGTAAATACTATCTCAGGTCTTGCAGGTTTACATAAGGAAGTTGCAGCCATCGAACAGAAGTATAAGTTCGCTACTAGATCATTCGCTGGTATGGTAGATAATACGTCAATCGATGTTACTGTTAACTTTTCATTGAACCTAAACGATTCTAACCAAGCGTACTTGTACAAGACTCTACGTCAATGGTACAGAGCACAATACAATCCAGAAACTGGTGAAATGGGCTTGAAAAAGAATTACGTAGGAACAATTGTAATCGTACAATTCAACAGAGAAGGTGACATTTGGAGAAAGATTACTCTAGATGATTGTTTCATCACATCTGGTCTTGGTTTCACAGACAGTTTAGATTATAGTGCTGCAGATGTACAAACATTAGAGATCACTTGGAGATCTGATGTTTATGCTGAAGAAGTAAACTAATAAACACACAATTCTAATAAGAAGGTATCTAACGATATCTTCTTATTTTTTGCAAGATAAATATAATATATTATTAACATACCAAAATATTATGAATAACCATAAACTAACAAAAAAGCTTCAGGTACTCTTAACCGAGGATGAGGTGGCATCGGTAAACCGTGTCATCTTAAATGAAGCACTAGATACTGAATCTAGACCAATATCTGTTAGTGCGTGGATTAGAGACTTAATAAAAAAAGAACTAAGTATCAAATCTATCGAACAACAGTCATTTATTAAAAACAAAGTAAAAAACCTAAATAACAAATAAAATGAGCGACGAGTTAAACAAAAAAGAAGAGGCTGCTAAAGCAATGTTAGAAGCCAGAGATCAAATCAATAATCCTCCAGTAAATCAAGAAGTTGAGGATGTTGCTGTAGAAATGCTAGAGGCTGTAGAATCTAAAGGACTTGGTAAAGTCAATATGGATAATTTTGGCCAAGCTAGACCTGATAAATCAGCTGATCAATTTCTAGGGTGGATGGTTTTAGATCAAGAAGAATTACCTTCAAAGGGTAAATTCTACCCAAATGGAACAGTTATCAAAATCAGATCTGCGAGAGCTGCTGAGATTAGACATTTCTCAACAATGGATGAGAATAACTACATTGATATGGAAGAGAAATTAAACCATATTGTAGAAATGTGTACGCAGATTACCACAGGAGATAAAAGATTATCTTACAAGGATGTTTTAGAAGAGGACAGAATTGTTATCCTGTTAAGTATTAGAGATCTTACATTCCCTGAACCAGAAAATAAATTAATTCTAAAGGGTAAGACTGAGCACACCAAGCAAACAGTTGATATTGAATTAACTTCAAGATATTTGGTAGCTACTCAAGTTCCTAATGAAATCGAGGCTTACTATAGTTCTAAAGAAAGAACTTATGTGATTAAAACCAGATCCGCTGGTGAAGTTAGAATGCGTCCGCCTTCAATTGGTGTTATGCAAGAGATCACTAAATACCTTAAGGATCGTCAAGAAAAAGAGGTTGAATTTGACAAAGCATTTATTCAAGTCCTACCTTATATCACGCCAGATTGGAGACAATTGAATTTGCCTAAAATCTTTAACTTAGAAGTTGATTACAAATCATGGGATCAAAACAAGTTTATGGTAATCTACAGACTTGCTGAGAAAATGAAAATTGGAGTTGAAACAACACTTGAAATGGAATTCGATGGGGAGATCGCGAAAGCCCCTCTTGATTTCCCAGGTGGCATCAAAAGTCTTTTCATTATTTCAGATCTCGCTGGAGAATTACTTTAAGACTAAGTTCTATCTGGGCATACATCTCCGAATGCAACCTTCAGAAGTTGATAACTTATACTACTACGAGTATTGGTATTACGTTAAGAATCTGTCGGAATACATTAAAGAGAAGAATAATCAGAATAAGGATCAAGAAGAACAACAGGCGCAACAGCAGAACCAAATGAGTTCTAAATACAAATCGCCTGCGATGCCTAAGATCCCACAAATGAAAGCACCTTCAATGAAGATGCCTAAATTTTAAAGATATATAAAGAGTATGGACAGACGCTACATTACAGTAGCGTCTGTCGTATACTAAAAAAGATATACACAACTTGGCTCAATTAATTCCACCATTTTTAGCAAGCGCATTCGAAAGAATGGGATCTGGTAATAAATCACTAGAACAAGTAGCAATAAATACAGGCCAAACTGCAGCCGCAGTTTCGGTAGGAGGTGACCTGTATCAAAAAATGGATGAGCTTGTTAACGCCTTAAAATCTGGCGGAGGCGGCGGCGGCAAAGGTAAAGTTTCCATTAAAGAAGCTTTAGTACTCAGAATCGTTGGAGGAGCACTAAAACCGATTGGACTTGGTTTAGGTATAATTATTGAGGCATTAGAAAGAGCACCCGAAGGTAAAGAATTAAAGCTTAAAATGGAAGCTTTAACCAATGGACTCTTAGCTCTAAGTGATGTAGGTTGGTCAATCGTAAAATTTGCTGGATTAATGATCTTAGCGTTACCATTATTAATTGTTGCTGGAGTGGCAATGTTATTAATAGTACCCTTATTAAAATTAATGGTGGATGGTCTGATGTGGGCCACCAAAAAACTGGACGAGAAAGGATTAGCAAATATAGCCGCATTGGGTGATGTGGGTAAAGCATTATTATGGTTATCGGTTAGTTTAGTACTGATGGCACTATTAGCACCTCAAATATTAAAAGGTCTATTGGTGGCTGGAGCAGTATTACTAGGCTTTGGATTATTATTAATGATTTTAGGCAAGATGAAGCTAGACACAAATGCTATATCAGCTTTTGGTGACTCTTTAGGGGACTTAGCATTAGGTCTTTTAGGTTTAAGTCTTACTTTAGTATTAATTGGATTTCTTGCTCAACCTATTTTAGTAGGTTTGGGTACAGCTATACTAGTACTAATTGGTATTGCTGGAGTATTCTGGTTGATGGATAAGATGCAAATTGACAAGGCTATGAAAAAGACTAGTATTGCATTAATGTTAGCTGCCGGAGCTATTTTATCACTTTCTATCGCAATTGTTTTATCACATCTTATATTATCAGCAATCGGTTTTAAAGAAGTAGCTAAAGTAATGTTAATTGTTGGTGGTGT